AACAGCATTTCTTAAACTCCAATATGTAATTTTACTTTCTCGGCTCAGTTCTGAAACTGACTTTTTTTCTATAAAAACCTCCTCAAAAATTTTCTTATAATATAAATCTTCGTATACATTTTTATTATCTGAGTTATACCATTTCTCCACAGCTTCTAGTTCCTTACTATTATCTATTTCAAAATATACTAAGTCCTCTATCTCTAGTTCCTGAAAATCTAAAACATCTATAAAGTTTAGTTTCTTTTTTCTGTGGCTATCCTTATAAAGATTATATAAAGTTACATATACAAAATAATAGTTTACCTCATCTCCGTTGTACATTAAATCTTTGTCGTACTTTTCTAAATACTCATAAATTTTAATATACATATCCTGTACAAAGTCCTCACATAAATACTCAGGGCAGCCAAACGACCTTAAATATTTTATCCAAGTTGTATGCTGTTTAGCTAGTAATTCTAACATACTATTTTAATACTTATAAAACCTAATATAATGTCAATTTCAGTAAATTCGTCTTCCTCTGTAACATCATCATATTCGTAACTAGGTTTGTATACTATCACTCCGATAGCGAAACCTCTAACTCTTGTCAGATAAAATTTCATTTCCATTTATTTCCTCTATTAAATTGTTTAACTTCTCTGTATGGTTTTTATATAAATCATATAAATACATCAAATTTTCTACATCATAAATAGGTATATTACTCATTACTTTAATAAAAGTCTCATACACTAAATAAACATCGCTTGTATCTTTTTCTTTCTCTTCCCAAAACTTATCGTAATATGTAGTCTCTATGTTTTCTAATATTCTAACTGCATTGTTTATAATCTGTTTGTCTTTTTTCTGAAACAGACCTACAACGCTTAGCTCGTGTAATTGATTATTTAATATCTGAGCTGTCATTACACTAGTTACTAATTTGTGTACATATTTTTCTGTTAATTCTTTTTTAGTTTCCATTAATATTTATTTTCAAATTCAACTTTATATCCTAATTCTTTTAAAACTGCGTGTAATGCTGTTTCTATATCTTCTCCTAAATATCCATTATCCCATATTTCAGGGTTTGGGTGTTCTAATTCTTTATTATTTAAATATAATCTTGTGCCAAAACTTGTACAACAACCATCTCCACAAGTATAGTCCCAATGCTTAAATGTTATTTTAATTGTTTCCATTTACTATATTTTTTAATTCTATAAATATAGCTGTTGCATTACCTCCCCAAAACATATCGCAATTATCTGCATCTTCCTCTCTATTAAAAATACCATAAGCTTGTCTTTCTCCTTCAGGTGCTGTATATCTGTAACATATTTCTTTTGACGGGCATTTATCATCTTGGCATTTAGTTATATCACTCATCTGCTAATTCTTTTATTGCCTCGTTAATACTTTTTTGTTGATATCCCATTTGAATTAATAAACCTGTAATAATATCTAATACTTCTACAGCTTCTAAATCATCATTTGGTGTTTCTACTGTGTATGTATTTCCGTAATGTTGTATTTCTATTTTCATAGCTTTAAAATTTCTTCTTTTACTTCTTTCCAATATCCAACGCAAGACCAAATCATTTCATCAAACTGAATTTGTTGTTGTTTTATCATCTCATCAATTGCTATTAATGCACATTGTTTGGCTGTTGGTGTATAAATCACTGAGTAATCTGATAACTTTACTTTATTTAAATTCATATATCTATTTACTAACTCTTCGGCTTTTTCTTTTGGTGTCATATTAAAATGGTGCTTTCTGTTCCTCAATTAATTTTAAAATACTCTTTCCTCCTATCTCATAACCTACATTATTTTTCATAGCTCGCATCTCTATTGGACTGTCTATGCTATTAGGTCTCCCTCCTGTTTCTATCTCTTTGACTTTACGCATATAAATCTGAGTTTTCATATAATCTGCTGCGTGGTATATATATCTATGTATTACCATAAAATCATCGCATCGGTTTACAAATTTCCCTCCTCCCTCAATATCTGAGCTGTTAGGTGGTACAGGGTGTCCTGCATAAAAGTGTCCGTCTCTATGTACTTTTCTAATACTTTCTGTACTAGGGTGTCCACATATCCACATAGCAACTTTATTAACCTTACAAAATATTCTCATTTCACTAGTTGCATAATAATCGTAATCGTGAGAGTTACCTCCTACCGATTTTAGTACCTGACTATCTTTAGCAATAGAATTATACGGGTCTAGTAATACTCCGTCATAGTCCCAAGCTTCCTTAACTGCCTTACCTAAGTCCAATAACTGCTTATATGTATATATTCTATCTGTAGCTACAAATTTAAAATGGTCATTTATCCATCCTACTTGGTAATTAAAATCGAAATCGTCAATATGTTGTATCGGCTTTTCACAAAGGTACTCAACTAATCTACGTATAACTCCGTATGTTTCATTCTCAGAAGTATAAACTAACCATTTAAGATTATACTTTTTTGAATAACATAACATTAAATACATTATTACCGAAGTCTTACCTACGTTTGCGTGTCCTAATATAAAATTAAGGTTTGTAGGCTTAAATCTAAAATACTCATCTATTTCAGGTATCTCTAATTTTAAACCCTCTTTAATATTTCCTAACTTAACCTGTCTTAATAATTCTATTTGTTGTTCTATTTCTACTAGCATCTTTTATGTGTATTAAAAAAGGGGCAACTATAACAGCCACCCCATATTATTATTAAAATGGTAAATCATCTTCTACTTTAGCAGCTACCTCTCTGTCGGGCATATGACTTGAAGCAGGAACCGCAGCTCTTTTATCTAATTTAGTAATCTTTCCGTAAAACTTATCAGCATCTTTTTTAGACTTTAAAATATCTACAGTTAGCCATCCATTATTCTGAGCAATATATTCTTTATGCTCTATTAAAAAATTACTAAACTCTGCTACGTTAAAGTGTAAGTTAGTTACGATAAAATCGTGCTTTGCTTTTTTTGGTATTAAACCATTTACTAATATATTTTCCATCTCTATGAATTTGTTACCCAATTAAATAATATTTCTGCATCTGTAATTATATCCTGAACTCCTACACCTGTTCTCTGAGCATTAAACTCAGCAGCTGCCTTAATACAAGTTTGTCTAATAATACTAGTCTGAGTATCTACACTCTTACTCTCGTACTTTTTTTCCTGAGGTACAAAGGTTTTAGGTGTATCTCTTAGTAATTTAGCATTACCATACTGCTCATTAGTAACTTCATAATTAATAGTATCTCCTATCTTAGCACTAAATTCTCCTTTAGCGAAAAACGTTAGAGCTTTACCATTAGATAAGGTTACCTTAAATTTGTTCATTCCATTCCATAAGCCGTTTTGCTCGACTTGTTTAACTTGGCTAGTTTCCATAGTTTAAATGATTATAATTAATAGTTAATATTTCATTACGATTATCGTAATATTCTAATTTTTGAGCTAAATAAAGATTTTCTAATCTTAATCTGTCTAACTCTTTTTCCATAGCACTCACTCTAAATAGCAAGTATTCTAAATGCTCATCTTTTGTTTCCATTTGTTCTAGTTTTAATTAATAATAAAACAAAATTATAAAAAGATTTTTAATAAAAAAAATAAATTTAATAAAAAAATACAAATATTTTTAAAATTGTAGGAATTATAAGGGTTTCAAACATAAAAAAAGTGGCTACTAAATGAATAGCAACCACCTTAATACTAAAAGAAAACTGAGTTATTAACTCAAACTAGATTAAATCTAGAACAGAACACAGCAAAGATATGATTAATTTTTTAATGTGCAAATGTTTTATTGATTATTTTATATTTTTCTATCATTTCCTCTAATTCAAAGTCAGATAGCTTTAAAGTTTGTTTAGACTGTATTAATAACTCCTCTGCTTTATCTTTATTATAAGTAGCATTCAAATATAAACCGAATTTATATTGCTCTCCATATCTCATTACATTACAGGTATAACATTGAACTTGGCAATTATCCTCATCCCATCTAGTAGCATAATGCTTTCTACTCATAAAATGCCCACATTGTAACTGCTTTACTTCTTTTACTGTTCCACAGGTTACACACTCAGCCATTCCATTTTTAGCGTATCTGTTCCTGATAAAAATACTAAACTCTTTGTCTAGTTTGTCTATTAAACTCTTTCTTTTTGTTTTCATATTTCAAAGGTACAAAATATATTTTAAATAATAGTTTTAATATCTTTTTAATATCTTATTGTAAATTAGTTTTTTAATTTAAAAAATAAACGCTATATATAATGTAGTTACTATATGTTTCTAATTATATATTCTAATATATAACTAATAATAATTATATATTCTAATTATATAGTATTCTATTATATAGCTATTATATATATAATAATTATATAGGGTTTTTTAGAAGATTTTATATTCTATATTTATACCAAATTGGGAACTCAGATATAAATTATAATTATTAACTGACAAATAAGAGCCTATATAAAACTTATCATAGTTTAATCTGACTGTATTATATAACTCAAACCTATTTGTAATATTACTTCCTATCCTTATATCTAATTTTAAGCTCTTTTTAGATAGTTTATTTATAATATCTTGTTGGTTTAATATAATCTTATCACTAAGTGTATTTAAGTCTCTTAAAACGAGTATTTCATTATCCTTAGTGTTTATTAAGCTATCCTGAAACTTAGATATGTTTTTTAAGTTATCATATCTAGTCAAATCTTTAACAACTTCTCTAGCTACTTTACTGCTTAATACTATCTTTGTCGTATCTATTTGTGAAAAACCTTTCAAGCTCAGCATTACTATAAGTATCAATAACTTTAATCTGCTCATATTCTTTTTCTTTAATTACCTTAATTTTATTAATATACTTAGTCTGTGTTTTAATTATAATCTTTAAACTATCTTTTAAGGCTGTTTTCTTTACTTCTAAGCGATTATTATTAGTTTTTAGGGTATTTATACTACTTCTATTTTTAAAGTCCTTATAAACGACAAAAGCAATAATCGTTAAAATTACTGCTATCATCCATTTATATTTTTTTATAAACTGTAATACTACCATTCTTGTAAGCTTTCAATATTTGTTTACGTGGTTTGCTAGAAAAAGATACGTGAACCCAAGCAGGGTTCTCATCATTTCCGAACTCCCATATAAGTTGGTCGAACTTTAAATTGTCTTTAATAAAATTAAATATCTCTGAGTTACTAACTTCTGTATTGTCATTATCAATATCCACTGCCTGACCTATTAAATGTTGCGAATTATGTGCTCCACCTATTTTTTTATTTAAAGCAGGACTTCTATATCCTGAGGTAATATGTATAGGTTTCTCGAAATGTTCTCTAATTGGCTCTAATATTGTCTCTGCTAGTATTGTTAAATTCTTAATACTTTTATCATCAGCTATATTGCTAATTCCGTATCTTTTAGCAGCTGCACTATTGCAAAACTCAGCTAAGGTAAAATGTTTACTTATTCTCATCTTTTTTATTTTTATAAGTTTCTATTATTTTTAATACAGTATAAAATATAGAGGCAATTAATAGAATTATTTTTAAAGCGTTTTCTATGTTAGAGAAACTTAAAGCCATTGTTATAGTATTTAAAAAATACAATTTTAAATCGTTATTAGACATTTTTACTTTTCATTAAACGTTCAACAATATTCGTAACTCCCTCTATAGTTATATAAGAAGTAGAAACTATAACCCAATCAGTAGAAGTAATAACTCCAAAGAATAAACCTATCGAAGCTATTACAAATACTGTTAGTTTTCTACTTAACCACTTATTTAAAAATAAATCTATTTTCTGTCTAGTCATTACGAAGCAAATATATGTTTAGGGTTTTCTACCTCAATAGCATTAGTAAACTTAATTTCTTTTTCGCTCATTACGTCATAATGGTAACCATCTGCGTAAACAGGTGCAGTAATTTCATTAAATTCACTATCGTAAGTGCCATTCTCTAAAACGATTAAACCAATTTCTACAATAGCTTGTATACCTTGTCCATAAGATAAAGTAATTTCTTTGTTAAGGTTTTCTACTTCTACATAAACTTTTTTAGCTAATAAATCAGCTATTGCAGTTTCTTTGTCTGTGTATTTTAATTTATATATATTCATTTTAGATAGTTGTTAGTTCTGCTAATTCAGCATTTGTTAAACGTGTTTTCCAAAGTGCAACAGTATTGTATTCAATTTTACCTATAAAGTTAGTATTTGAATATCCTAAATTTAATAAACTTGTTCCGTTTGGCGTTCCACTTGTGTCTGTTCCTGCAAGTGTACCATCAACATAAGCCACAAAATCATTCGCTTTATATGCAAATCCAAACTTATGTCTTCCATTTGTAAGAGCAAAACTTGTTAAATCAATATTACAACCTGTTTCAAAATAAAACTGAATACGACCGTTATCAAAAATTTGTATATATTGGTCTGCTCCTAAACTTAAAATAATAGGGTCATTTGTTTGAGAAGATAAATTATTAACATAAAAATCTACAAAAACAGTCCCCTCTGTTTGTCCTATTAAATCGCTTATGCCTGTTTTAGTAATTACATCTGCGTTTCGTGTTACACTTGCAGAAGTTGTAGGTATGTAAGAAGTAGCATAAGAACCTGCTTCTGTTTGAAATCCAAAAGCATAATTTCCAGAAGTTCCATTTCCTAAATATGATATTGATGAAGATGCACTAAACCCATATTGAATACCAAAAATACCAAGTGGAGAAGTGAAAGTTGTTGAAATTCTATACCAACCATTCCCATAATTTTTAATAGTGGATGTTCCTAAATCTTGACTTGTTATCGTTCCATTATCTAAATCAAAAACTGAAGTTCTATATGCACCCGTTGTAAAACTTCTTATAATAGCATATCTATAATCTAATTTTTTAACAAAAAGAGATACTGTTAAAACTTGGTTTAAAAATGTTGGCTCAAAATAATAAACTAAATGCTCATCATTTACAGCCGTAGAAATTATTTTATCAGCTGTGGTATTTCCATCAGGTGAAGTTGTAGCATTAGCTGTTACTGTTGTAGCTTGTTTAGTCCAATAAGCATTGTCAAATTGCTCTGAATATAAATTAACATTCGTTCTTTGTGGCTCTACTAATATACTCGGACAACTTCCGTTTGTATAATCTAAACGTGGTACATTAACCGCTACGCTTTCAATTAAACCTGCACTATTAACTCTTGTTGCTGTTGTTGCTCTTGTAACACTTAAATCTCCTGCACCGCTTGTAGGCTTTATAGCGTATAACTTACTCGCCTTGGTTCCGTTTGGTGTTATGCAAAGTGAGGCACTTTCAAATAGACTCATAATCTTTTAATTTTATTAAATTGGTTTTATTTTTATATTTTCCATTAAAAAGCATTCTTAAATAGTTATCTGAAATATTAACTGATTTAGCAGCTTCTTTCATTGTATTAAATATTTGTTTTGTTTCAATATTAATTACTTTTACTGCTGCAGGATTTTTACCACCCTTTACTGCATTGCTTTTTTTTATTAATGTTTCTTTTGTAAAAACTTGTAAAGCTCTTTTTTGTTTTATTATTTCTTTTGTAGCATCAGTATGTTTTTTGTTTTTAAAACAACTTTCTTTTCCTTTTTTAGCTAAAGATAAATTCTCACAGTGAGTTTTACTTCTTACATAATCTAAAGGCAAATTTCTAATTCCTTTTCTTCTTTCTGATATTTTTTTTCTAACGCTTTCAGTAACATTTTTAGTCCCTTCACCACCATCAGTTAAGTTACATAATATACCTGTTTTGGTATCTTTTCTACCATATAAGCTAATTAAAAAAACTTCTAATTCAATAGCATCTTCAAAAGATAAATTTTCAGCTAAAACTTCAACATAATATCCGTGTTTGTCAACTATGTTTTTCCAATATGAACTTCTTTTTGTTTTAGTATATGGTCTTGAGTTATTACCCATTCCAACATAAAAAACACTATTGTTGTCTTTTGTTATATGCCTATAAACACATTTATCAAAAGATAAACTCATATTATATATTTTCTATATTATTAATTAAACATTGTTTAGCTTCAAAAACCCCACTATCTGTATCAATTCTTGCTATAAAGTCTATAACTGCTTCTATTTCATTACCTAAAATTTCAGTTTCTCCTGCATTACTAACAGAATAAACAGAACCCCAAGATATATCATTATTTATAGCACCTTGACCCCAACCTATATCGTTGTTATTTACGCCTTGCCCCCAATCAATATTATTTGCCATTGTTAGATTTTAAAGTTTCTATTTTTTTTAATTGCTCAACTTTAGCCAAATATAAATTCAGCTTTTTAAAGTTTTTAATCTTTACGTTATTATAAGTACCAGCCACCATAGAAATTATTAGTATCAGGGTTTACATCCTCGTTATTGTTATTATTATATTCAGGATATGTATTTGTATTATAACACATAAAATCTATAAAACGCTGTGTATAACTTTCTGCTATATCCCTTTCTTTTTCTACTAAAAAATCTACTTCCGCTTTGTCTACATTAGTTGAGTTTTCAGAAGTATGTTTAAACAAACCTTTGTTACTTAATGTATATGCTGCAAATGGTAAATAATAAACCATTGCCCAATGAATAAGCATAGGTTTAATATATGTAACTAAAAGATTTTTATAATCTACAAATGCAGTTTCATTAATATCATCGTTTAAAATCAAATCCTGTAACTTTTTGTAAAGTTTAGAACCTAAATAATTTTGAATAGTAATATCTTGACTGATTTTTATATACTCGATAAAATCGTCAGCATCTAAATTACCGTTTGTAATTGTAAATTTCTTTACATCTTCTGTACTTATTAATAATGCGTAAGCCATATCTTAATTTGTTTTAGGTAAAAATCCCTTGTTAGGCATATCTATCGGTCTTTGTGCTACTAAATTTGGGTTTTTAATAACGTAACCATATTTCTCTGCTTTAGCACCTGCTATCTGTTTTGCTTTTGGTGAATTAACATCAATATTTACACCCTCAAAACTTGCGTAAACTTGCTTATTCCACCTATGATGGCAAGCACCACCGCCTTTATAAAACCAAACATCTACAAAAGGCGAACCATTAGCACCTAAACCTTTTTGCTCTCCCTCGTTATTAGTTCTAACCTCGTTTACTATTTTGCTTGACATAGCAACAATATCTTCTTTACGATATATTTTTTTTGCTTCAATCATTTTTTTGCAAAATAATCTACTCTTTGAAGAAGTTTCTCCTGCATATACATAGCGAGTAATAAATCTTACACCATCTATATTTTCATCTTGCTCACTTCTTGCGTTACCTCTTGCAGTTCCTGTACTTACAAAATTATACGCTTTGCTTAATAAACTTTGTTTAGGCTCTTTAGATAATAATTCATTTTCTGCATCATCATTATCATAATCTACTTCGCTTTCATCAATTAAAAGCCATTTATCGTTTGCTGTTTCTCCTAATTGAATTAAAGCATCTGCTACTTCATTATCAGAATTATCTTCGCTTAAACAGCAAGTATGTGCAGATAACTGCGTTCCTGTTTCTTCTGTTACTTGGTCTGTAGTTTGTGCATTTGTTAAATCTGTAAACTCTAAAGGTTGTATTGTTTTAAAGTATAATTTTAACTTAATATCATTAACAGCTAAAATAATATCTAAAGCATCAATAATTTCTAATTGATAAGGTTTAATAACTAAATTATCATACAACAAAGTTGCTGTTTTAATTTCATCTGCATTGTTACTAAAACCACCACCAGCATCACGAATACCTAAAAGCATTGGCGAAGTAACTCTATGCCCTACAACTAATTTTTCAAAACATTCTTTACTTAAATATTCATAATGTGCAGGTGCATCATTTAAAGGAATATCATCTACAGTAGTTTTGTTATCTACCGAGCTGTTAAAACCTACAATTACTTTTTCACCTCTTGCACCTGTTAATTTACGTTTAACCTCGTTTGCAATTTCTTCTCTTTTTTCTTCTGGCGGCACACCATTATTAAAGTTTATAACTTTAGTACCACTAAAACCATTCATTACATCGTTAATTAAATAATCAGATATTTCTTCTTCTAACTTTGCATAAGGTAAAGCACCAGAATAATCAATCGGAGTGTAATAATGATAACCACTAATATAAGGTTTGATAACGTAAATTTCAACTTCTTTACCATCACCAAAACCAAAAGCAGGAATGCGTTTTATTTCTTCACTTGGTTTTTTATTTGCCCAATCAGGGTGATAATACCACGCTTCAATTTCGCCTTTATCGTTGCATTTTTCAGCTCGTAAAGTATGCATTGGGAAGTGGTCTACAAATTTAACTTCGCCTTTTTCATAACCAACTTGCATTGCAGCCATTCCTAAAAGTTTACGCTCTAAACCAATTTTCTTTAAACAATTTGGTTTAATAATAGAAATCATTTTAGCGTACTCATCAGGTTTTTTATTAGCATCTAATGCTGATATACCTTTTCCGTAAATCATATTAGATACACCTGTTATAATAGCGTTGTTAGTCGTGCTGTATAAATACCTTTCAATTAAAAAATTAAAGTAATTATTATCTAAACCGTATTCTACAAATTCACCCTTTTTACTTTCGTTAATTTGTGGTGAAGTATATGCACTTAAATTTAAAATGTGAAACATATTATTCAAATATTTTATATTCGTTTGTTGTTGTGTGTTGAGTATATTGGTCTTTGTTAATTGTGTAATTTGCAATTACTTGATTTGTACAAAAAACCTTATCTCTATAAACTATATCCGTTCCATTTAAAATAGTAAGTGTATAGTATTTATTTTGTTTTATTGGGAATATTGCAGAAGTTGCTACGTAATACCTATCTATTGAAAACGTGCAATTTATTTCTGTTTCTATATTCGTTTCTTCATCTCGCAATACAATAGCATCAGCATTACTACCATAAATTATAGCGTTTAATGTTTGTGCAGTTGCTTGTTCTCGTAAGATTATCATATTGTTTTATTTAAAAACACAAAAGTTGCATTTTTGTTAAAGCAAAAAAAAAGCGTATAAATTAATATACGCTTTTACTACATTAAAAAGATTTCTTAAGAACCAACTACAACTGTAAAACCAGCAGCAGTTAAAGTATCTCCAATAAAATTAGCAGGTACTTTTTCCATTCCTGTTAAAGTTAAAGTATAACCACTTAAATCTCCCATTGCACCACCTGTAACAATAGTACCACCTGTAACATCCATACCGTGCTGTAAACCTGCGTAAAAGAAATTACCATTGTTATCTTCTACGATAACTTGAGGGCGACCATAAGCCATTAATTTTAATTCTTTGTTATCCTTAACAGTTAATTTCTTAAATGTTAATTCTAAAACCTGCTCAAAAAACGTTGTTCCGTTTTCTCTTGAGCTATTAACGTTTTGAGTAAAGGTACTTGCACCTTTTAACTCATATTTGTAAGCACTTGGAGTACCTGCAACCGCATCGATTACATCTGTATTTGTAGCGTCGTAAGTGTAACTTGTTGCATCTCCGTAATTAACGAAGTAAACATTTTTTAAACCGCCTACGCTATCTTTACACACTTCCAATCTGCCCAAACTTAAATCACAAGCCATAGTATATATATTTTAAAAGTTAAAAAAAAAGGTGGCGTTTATTGCACCACCTTTAATTAGTTATTTGTTATTAATTATGCTGGAGTATAAAGTACGATTTCAGAACCGATACCGTATTGAACAGCAGCAGTAAATCTCATAACAACTCTTACATTTTGTGAACCATCGATATCTGCCATATCAATCAATTTAACTTCGTTCTGGTCTGATAATAAACCTGTACCGAAGTATAAATTAGATTTTTGTGCAGCCATCATATAGTTAGCAGCTAAACCATTAGCAACAAAGATTTTAACACCATCAAAAGATAATGAACCGTTGTTAAACCATTGTGTACCCATTGCGTTAGTACCGTTTGCACCTAAACCAGAAGCAGCAAAACCACCTAAAGCTCTAACGTATGCTCTTGCAACGTTTTGAGAAACGTAAATATGTAAATCTTCTTTACCGTATAATGCAGCAGGGATAGCATCAACTACTTTACCCAATTCAGCAATAACGTTAGAAGCTGTTACAGTAGTACCAACTACATCAACTACATTAGAGTCTGCAGTAGCTAAAGCTACAAATCCGTTAAATTCACCTGCATTAGCAGTAGCACCTCTCCAAATGTTAGTTTCGTTTTTCTCTGCTACTTTAGCTGCTACGTGAGCAATTAAATAATCAGCAAATGATTTAGGTAAAGTTTCGAAAGCAGACATTCCCATTTCGATAGATTGCCAAGTACTTGCGAAGTCTTTTTTACATAATTCTAAATTTACCTGAAATTCTTCAGGAGTAATAACTCTTTCAGTTAAAGTAACTGTAGAAGTTGCATCAAAAGCACAAGTAGCATCTTTAACGATAGCATCAGTAGCTAAACGTTGGATAACTGATTTGTACTTTACGTTTGGCATTACTTCAATTCCACCATTCTCAATAGTAGAAGCTGATAATAATGCAGCAGATATGTATTTCTTTGAAAACTCACCTGCATAAGTTGTTGTAATACTTGTTGTAGTAGCCATTTTTTTTTAATTAATTATTAGTTTGCTATTTTATTCATTACTCTGTCGAATGTAGTCATTACTCTGTTTTGTGAGAATAATACTTTTTCAACGTTTGGTTTTGCATCTGGGTTGTGTGTTAAAGGTTGAGCAGATAATTCTACTTTTTCTTCAAAAGTTTCAACACTTTTCATAGATGCTAATTCCGTTTTTAAACTTTCGATTTCTGACTTTAAAGCATCAACATCTTCTTTTGAAAAATGCGACTCTCTAACAGTAGACTCGATTACCTTTTTAGCTGTTGCTGGTGTTTGAGCTGCTTCAACTTCAACTTCTACTTCTGGTGTAGCTTCCTCTTCAGGTGCTTCAACAATAGCTTCTTTGATTTCTTTGATTTCGCCCTCAACCTCAACTACTAAAATCATTCCGTTATCAAGAGTGTACTCACCTACAGGCAATGCAACTCTATCTTCACCATTAACAATAAACACTGCTTGCCCTGCTTCAAAGATTTCAGCTTCAATAACAGTTCCGTTGTCTAATGTCATTTGCTCAAGTTTGATTTCCATACCAAGCAACTTTTTGATTTCTGTAATTACGTTTGACATATTTATTAAATTTATTTAAAAACAATATTATTTAATTGTTGTTGTATTTTATTAAAATTTTACAGAATTAATTTTGTTGTTTAATTCAGAAAACTGTGTAAATTCTCTTTTTGCGGAATCTCTTGCAAGTCTAGCATCATTCGGTAATGATAAACCTAATTCTTTAGCTTGTATTTCTAAAGCATCAACTTCATTAATTACTAATTCAAATGATTTAGAAGCAGATACTGTATTTGCTTTAACAGTTGCTATTAATTCACTTACTTTTTTAACAGAACCTAAAGCTTTTTCTTTTAATTTAAAAGCGTTATCTTCTAATTTAATAACTGATTGTAAATTAGCTAATTCTACTTTTTGACTTGCTAATTCTGTTTTAGCAAATAATTTTCCAAATACGTTTTTTTCTTGTGGTGTCATTTTTAATTATTTAATTGTTATCCGTTTACTCTTGTTATTACTCTTACTCCGTTATTTTCTGTAACGTTTACAATATCTACTCCTGTAGTTTTACCAATAGCTTGGTTTTGTAAATCACCATTACAACATTCTTTGCTATATGTGTTATCATCACATAGACAACCCTTTTTACCATTTACTGGACTTGTTTTACTTTTTGTTTTCGTACTCATTTATTAAAGATTTAATTTGTTCAACAATACTTTCGTTTTTACTTAACTGTTTTTTTTCTTCTAACTTATCTGCAAAATAACCCTCAAGGCTAAAACCTTTTACTTTACCTGTTTTAACATAATCATTCCAAATAGCATCATCTTCTACTTTAACCGAAGCCATCCAAGTACCTACAGGCACACTTAAATTATAAATAGCTGATTTATCTTTTTCAGTATTTTCAACAATCCAACTTTCAACAACGGTTAAACCTTTAATTTCTTTTCCGTGTTCTAAAGTCCAATTATTTTGATTACCATTTTTAAAAAATAATTGACTTGCTTTGTTTACCGTATCTTTTGAAAAGTAAATATAATATTCATCTTCGCCGTTACGTCTATAAATTGGCTTTTCAGGAATTAAAACCGCACCCATTAAAATACGTTTCTCTGTATCTACTTGAGCTAATTTAATTTCTTCAGATTTTAACGCTACGAAATTGGACTCTATGGCTGGAGTAGCAACTACGCTAATAGCATCAACACCACTTAACTCGTCTTTATCGTCTATTATTAATTCTATAAGGTTCATATTATTTTTATTTAAAAACATTAATTACTGTATTTTGTTATTTTTTATCCTAAACTTGCGTTGTTAATTATATTTCTATCCATACTTTGCTGAGTAGTAACTTGGTTTGCAACTACAAACGCTTGAACAGGTTGCTGATTTCCTAAAGTACTTGCTAATTGATTAACACCACTATTACCTACGACGTTAAATTGAGGTGGAGCTGCAGGAATAGATGGTGCAGAACCACCACCACCACCAACATTACCGCCACTAGGAGCACCACCACCACCTAAAGCGGCTAAACCTTTTGCAGTTGCTGCTATATTTGATGCAATACCAATACCTGCACCAATAGTATTTATAATTCTTGCTCTAATACCATAAGTAGGGTCTACAGCATTTAAAGGAGAAGCTGCGGCTACAGCGTTTGCAGTTTGTGTATTAACAATAATTTTAGCAATACCTAAAGCACTTTCTGCTAACATAGCACCCTTTTGAATACTTTTGTTTTTTTCAAACAATCCTTTTATTAAATTAATACCTTGTGATGCTACATCTAATGAAGCGTCTTGTATTGCTTTTTTAGCTTCTGCTTCTGCTTGTGCAATTCTAATTTTTTCATCAGCAAGTAACTTTTCTTCTTCTAATTTCTTTTGTGCTTCTGCTTTTTCTTTTTCATCTGCAGCTAATTTTTTTTCAGCATCTTCAGCAGCAAACTTATCTTCTAATTCTTTTTCTTTTGTGCGTTGTGCTTCTTTTAATGCGGTTGTGTCTTGCCCAAACTTTGTAGCTTCTTCAATTAATAATCTGTATTGCTCTTGTATTTGTCTTAACTCCTCTGCTCTGCGTTCTGCTTGTGTATCAATTTCACCTTGTCTAATACGTTCTAAAGCGTCTGCTTTTTCTTGTTCTAATTTAATAGCTTCATCTTTAGCTTTTTGTGCATCATCGTTTGCTTTATTGTTTGCTTCTTTTCTTTTTGAAGCCGCATCATTACTCGCTTGTTTGTCTATTGCATTTATAGATAGTTGCATTCCTGCTCTATCATTTTTAAGTTTTTCTAATGCTTTTCTTTGTTCAGCTATAACCTTATCGCCCTCTGCTTGTGTTTCTTTAGGGTCAAATACAAAAGAAGATATTTTATCAGCACCTAATTTAGTTAGTTTTGAAATTTCATTTTGAATATTTAAATTAGTTATTTTTTCAAAACCTAAAGTTTCAGCAACTTTATTAGCAGTTAAAATAATTAAGTCTAAAGGTGCTAAAATTGCTCTAATTGGCAAAATTGACATTTCAATAGCAAAACGCATTAAATCCTGTAAAATGCTTTTATTTTTTTTCGCTGCTTCTGTTTGTGCTTTTGTAGTAGCAATAGTATTTTCTATTTGTATTTCAGAAGCTTTTATTACTTGGTCTGTTTGAGCTATTTTAATTTTTAAAATATCCTTTTCAGATTTACCTTGTAATTTTAAAACATTATCTTGGCTACCTATCGTGTCTAGTTTACTTTGTTCTGCATCTAAATTAGTTTGAGCTAATTTGTTTAAATTTTCTTGCTCACTACTTACACCATTAACTGCGGTTTTAATATCATCCCAATAAGCAACAACAGCACCTAAAGCAATTAACAAAACACCAATACCTGTAGCTGCTATTCCTGTTCTAATTCCACTTAAAGCAGCTTTAGCAGAAGTACCCAAAGCTTTAAATGAAGTAGCACCCTCACGAATACCACGTACACCCTCTGCTAACGCCATTGCACCCTGTACTTTTAGTATTGCTTGTTCTAATTGTTCAGATTGCCCACCTGTTAAAGCCATTGCACCCTGTACACCTGCAAAAGCAGAAGTAACACCTTGTAAAGCACCACCTAATTTAGCATCAAATGTAGTAGCAGCAGCATCTACAGCTAAATCGGTTTTCATTTGTACCTGTCTATAATTACCAACGCTTGCTAATAATTCTTTGTACTCATTACTTGCACTTTGCCCAGCTAAAGCTAATTCGTAAAGTCTATCTTCAGCTTCACCCATACGAGCAGTAAGTGGTTTTAAATCACCATAAACTTCTTCAAATGTAGCATCAACACCTTTAGCAGATTTATCTACTTGCAGTAAAGCATCGTTTAAATTCTTTAAACCACCTACCGCTTGTAAAGAATTAACATCAATTTCTATCGTTTTTGTAATTGCCATTTTATTGCTCTTTTAAGTTCGGTTAGTGTATCTGGTAATTTATATTTTCCTTTTGCTATATCTATAGCTTCGCTTGTTCCAAACTTTTGAAATTCAAGCATTTGTATAATTATTTTAAGCATTTTGTTTTATTACTATTAAATCGTTATTATCACTTTCAATACTATATATTTTTTCTGCACCAGAAGTATTTGCTTTTGTATCTACTTCTACATAATCTGCACCATTTGTAATAGTTATTATTTGCCCTGTTGGGTCATTTAAAATACTCCACGTTAAAGGTTTGTTACTTACTGTATCAAATCTTAAAAGCTGAGCTGTATTACCTATTATTCTTGGCTGTGAATTATTAAAAGTTAAAGTTCTAAAATCTTGTATCAATTCAAACTTACTTTCAAACGTGTCTAAATCCGTTGTAAAACTATTTATAATATACCTTTTGTCACGTATTATAATTCTATCGTTTAAACGCAATGCTAATAGCTCTGAATAAGGTAAACGCATTGCAACCTTAACCATTCTAGATTTCATAGAATATAAGTTATTCAAATAATCAAAATAATAATCTTTAAATAACGTGTTATTAATTGTTTGTAAATTATAGCTACTATATTCAACACCCCAATTTAATGTATGTATATTGCTTTGATATTTTACATCTTGCCCAAATACATTATAATTTGTAATGTGATTTGTAGTAGAACCATTATTAAAATAAAAATCACAAGTAGCGTTTTCGTATTGGTATAAAATAATTGGTTTTGGAATATATGGTTTAAAATCTTTGTTAAGAGAATATCCCACTTGTAAATTAGTACCTGTAAATTTATTAAAAGTTAAATTTTCAAATGGTAATTTAATAGTATAATCGGAACCATCATTATTAAATTGATAATTTAAACTACCATATTCTTTTGAAGCGTTATCGTAATAAGCACGATTTAAAAAACTTTCAGATTTTTCATATTCAAAATTTACTTTTTTATATGGTTTTATCCTTTCGTATTCAAAATCAGTAATACAATTTTCTGAATAATCTTTTATTTCTCCTTGATAATACCAATTTTCTAACTGTTCTAATGTGTATGTAGTTTCATCAAAACTAAACGCTGTTAGATTAAACATTTTTAAAATGCTACTAAAGAAATCAGATACTTTAATATCTGGCATAAAACTTGGTAAATCTAAATTTGCTATTGAAGTGCCACTACCATTACCAGAAGTTGTAAGTGTGTTTAAAGTATTATTTGCATCATCATATTCAAATATATTACTTGTAACAGTATTACTATAGGTAACAGCCGAAGTTGTACTTAAATAAACTTTATATGTGCCACCTGCTACAGGTAATTGAAAACTCGCACTAGTACCTGTACCTGTTATATTAAAAAGAAAAGCATTGTTATTAAATACACTAACTACATAACTTGTTGAAGATGAAAATGTAAATTCATATAAACCACTTGCTACAAAAGAATAACCAGATGGCGTACTTGAATTTAATTCGCTTATTACATTTGGGTTAATTACAAAGTTATCAGCATTAATAGTTAAATAATCGTGTCCTATAACATCAACAGTATATTCCATTAATATTTTTGCACTTAACGAGCTGAAAACATCTCTATTTTTTAACCACAAATACGCTTTTGTAAATCTTGTTTGAGTTAAAAAATTACCATTAAAAGAAACACCATATTTAGTTTCTATTGCATCAAATATTCTAGCTACTTTTAAAGCAGGGAATAATTCGTTATGGTGTATATGGTGTGAGTTTTGAGATATATCATTTGCACCACCACCGCCATACTGCCAAACTCTATTACTTGAAATTAAAGGGAATGCTATATCAGTATCTGAAGTAGTTGTTATTTTATTTTGTACAACTGCACCTGTATAACTAATAGTATAATCGTTTAGCTCTGCAATATCTTTTAATTTATCTTCTTTAAATCTATCAGTTAAAGAAATTAAATTACCATAAAAAGTAATTTTATAATCTTCAATACGATTATTTTTTACAGTAGCACTTTCTAACTGCCATTTACCAACTCTAAATACTTGAGTATCTATTTCAATATATCCTGCATATCTTTGATTTTGATTGTAACCGTTATCTAATGCGTTATCGTACCAATGTCTAAATATTTCATTATTATTATCGCTTGCAGGTATTGTAAAACTTTGTGAATAATCGGTAAATACTTTTGATATATCATTAACATTTTGAATAGAAGAAGTAATACTAATTTTCTCATCGTTAAATAATTCTATACGCCTAACGTAATCTATTTCTGTTGGTGTTGGTTCTACACCACCTAAATCATTAATTATATTTAATAAACAATTTTCTGCTTCAAACGTACCGCCATCTGTTTGCACTCTATTAGCAAAATCGCTTATAGTATTTAAAGCAACACCATAAACGCCACCTAAAGAATTAATTTCAGATACTAAACAGCTATCAGCTTCAAAAGTACCACCATCAGCAATTACCCTTTCTTTAAATTTGTTTACAACTAAATCTACTGAAGCATCAATATTTTTTTTAGTGTATATGTATAAAGCAACTTCCATTAAATTACATCGTTTATTAAACCGTAGTTAAATTCAAATTCTATTTCGTAATTTATATTTTTATCTTTTAAATGCGTTTTGTAATCAGAAGAAGTACTTTTTACTACTGCAGGTTTGTTATCCAATAGTACAACTTCGCTCATTAATAAATCTTGTATCAAATCAAAGTAATTTTCATCTACCCAACCTGTATTACATTTTATCTTTTGTTTACCTTGTTGGTTAAACGTTCTTTTTTGCCCTTGAAACACATTATAATTTATGCTACTTGGTAATAGGTTAAAATCTTTACTTGTTGTTTCTATGCTTTGTAAATTAGCTTTAAAGAATGTAAGAAACTCCCAACCACCAAAACGATTAATAAACGTACAAGTTATAGGAGTATATTTAGGCTCGCATAATTGTTCAGGGTTTAATTCGTATAACTCTCCTACTCCATCTTTACTAATCTTTACTACATTGTTTGACAATAATATTCTATACATAGAAGCTTCTGTTACAGTAAAGGGATATACAGTTATATCATTATCTATATCATAACTACCAACTTCAAAAAATACATTTACATAACTAGTAGTAAAGTCTTTTACATATTTTTTTATACCTGTATTAAACAAAGGCAAAACTGTATTAGTTTCTGAATTATTATATCCACCTATATAATCTGTATAGCCATTTAAACAAACAAAAGTTTCAGTAGATAATAACGTATAAGTATTTAAAGTTAATTCCGTATATCTTTTAACTACACAATAGCACCAAGTTAGCTCATCTTCTTCAGCAGGTACAGTAGTTGTATATGTTTTAATAGGTTTAATAAACTCTTTAGCATAGTTAGCAATATTATAAGTGTTTTCTCTTTGTGTATTGCTTGCTATCTTTTTACTCAAAGTATAAATAGGTAAAATAGGCACACCGTCACTCTTGCTGTATAAATATAATTCTACCTTGCTGCCTAATTGGTTTGCTTCATTTACCTGTATAAAATACGGACTTCTAATAAATATCTTTTTCATTATTTTTTGTTTAATGTATATTGTAAAAATTGTTCAACATCCAAACCATACGCTTCAACTAATTCATCTGGCATACGTTCAAATGCTTTTTCAAATGGTTTAGTAAAAAACAAACTTGGTTTAATACCATTCTTTAATATACCACCTGCAATTAAATAAGCTGTACTTTTAAAACTCATAAATTTGCCACTCTCTTTATTACGAAATTGAAACCTACGTTTTGTAACCCAATCTTCAATAGGTTTTAATGGTGGTCTTTTGCTTGAATAACTAAATGGTGTATCGTATTTTCTTTTAGTACCACTAACTCCTTTGTCTTGAAATTCACCGTAATTCTCCATTAAAAATTCTAACCTAAAACTATTTGCACTAACCTGTATTTGACTATCTAAACTATTGTAAAGATTTTTGTTTACATTCTTATTACCTTTAGTTAAATTACTTCTGCTTTGTTGTATAACATACTTTGCAAAGTCGTTTAAGTATTTGCTTGTATTTTTGTTATCTAACATATAGTCATATCGTTTCTAACTAACACATCAAACGTTAATGCCCAACCTGCTAAATCGTTTTCAAAACGTTCTGTAAATGGTTCAAAATTTGGGCTACCTGTTAATTCCCAAAAGCTATTACGCAAATCACCACGATTTAACCTATCCATAACCCTAACCCCTAACTGCATTTGAGTATTCCAAACATCTACTTTATTACTTTCATCTTTTTGGTTAAGCAAATCCATTAAAAGTATAGTAATATTAAACTGAATTACATTACCTTGGTGCGTTGCATTGTTAATCATTATATGCGATAAAGGGAATAATGTACGCTTTGCTAAATCTACACCAAATATATCACCCTCTGTAACTGTATTTACAAAAGGCTCATCTAATAAAGCTTCTTTAATTTTATTTATAATACTATATACCATTACGTTTTAAATTTTTAATTTCTATTTCTGTTTTTTCTTTTTCAAACATTAACCACATCATTAATTGAGTGATGGGAAGTTTGGTAATTGCATCAAATCGTAAAACGTTGCCTTGTGCTGCCCCGTAAAGAGATTGATACCATCCATATTTTTTTCCAAAAGCTTCTTCGCTGCTTCCGATTGTTCCACTTCGCTGTGTAAATAGTCCATCAAACCGTTCACGCAATCGTTCATTAAAGTCGAAAAAAAAACCAAGCAACCTAAAACTATATCTAAAGGCATATATTTTAAAACCTCGCTGTACTTCTCTGAGCTTTCGTATTCTTCTATTGTATATAAATCCTTAACTTTTGTTTTTATTGGTCTAAAAAGCACTGCCATTGCTTTATGAAACGTTGCTGTATCACTTAAATAGTTTTCTAAATCTATGTACTCACCAGAAGTCATATCTTCTAACTTTGGTATAAAGCCAAATTCATAAATACCCAATTTAAAAGTATTAATTAATTTAGGTTTTTGATTTAGCAAATTGTTTAAATGGTTTAACAAATCATCTGTATCAGCTAAACGGATACGAGCCACGTCTTTTAATTCTATATTACAAAATATTTCAATAGTTTTTTGATTAACAAATTCACTCGCTTCATTATCCTTAACCAATTTTTCAAACCTTTGGTATTGATAAAGCGTAATTTCGTTTAGTGTTTCTGGTATTTTAATATCTATTTTCATAAGCATTTATTTAAAAACATTAAAGTTGATTTTTTGTATAAAATAAAAAACAACTAAATTTGATTAGTTGCTAATTTGTATGCGTGTATTAATTTTTTTATTTCTCCTACATTACGTGGTAAGTTAATAGTAACTTGTTTACCTGTTTTTTTTAATATGTGTACTTCTACCATATAAATCATTTCGCCATAAGTTGGTTGGTTAGTAGACATAATAAGAACCTTTGTTTGGGTTTACGTTAAACCAAATACGCATCATTAAAGCATCAGAATAATCAGGTGAACGCCCAATACGTTTTTTAATTTCATCTTTACCCATTAATCTAATTCTTGAGGTATCTATTTCTTTTGGTAACCTAACCATTTCTAATTCTTCTGTTAAATACTTTTCTATTTTTTCATTACAATCTACATATAATTCATTCCTATTTATTTTTTCAGATAAATAATAATAACATTGGTCTTTTAAAGATGCAAAATTATCTTTTATTCCATTTACTTTAATAGGCACACTATTATTTACAAATCCGTTACAATGTAAATAATCTACAACACCACCACCTACACCATCTTCATCTACTATAACATTATTACTATTAACATTATATTTTATTTGTAATGCTTTTATTTCATCTACTATAAAATCTATTCTACTAATATCGTATTCTTTTATTTCAATTACTCTAAAACCATCCCAAACATAAACTACTGTTTTATCTTTTCCTAAACGTGCAATATCAGCTGTAATATATTTGATACCACTTTCAATATGTGTATTTGAAAACACTTTTAGTATTGATTGATTATTTATTAATTGCCCATCATCCTCACTCGCTTCAGCTTCATATAATTCTTTAAATATCTTTTCAGGTAAATCTTTTTTAGCTTGTAATACTTCATCTTCTGAAAGTATACCTGCTTTAATAGCATCCCAACAAGTTACTTTAAAATAAGCATAGTTTGTATCTGATTTAGATTTTTCTTTTAATTTATGTACCCAATTAGATATACCACCAAAGTTACCAATTAATTTACAAGGTGCTTCTGTTGCGGTTAAAGTAGAACGTAATGCAAACCAAGCTTCCTCTTTTGCTCTTGGTGCTTCATCAAATACACAAGCGTAAACATCTTCACCATATAAATTATCAGGGTTGTCAGCAGATTTAAAATGTATTTCAGCACCATTTGGGCAAGTTATAATTAAATTACTTTCGTTAAAATTATAAACGCCGTACTGTGATAAGTTACGGCGTAATCTTTTAAAAGCTATTTTTGATTGCGTGAATACAGGTGCTACCCACCAATAATTTTTACCCTCTGCTTCTTCGTATTCGTGTGCTTTACCAAACAACCAAATAATATGCGAATGTGTTTTACCTACTTTAGTACTTGCTTCTGTAATTGTAAAACGTGCATCACAAAATAAAATATCTTTTTGGTAATCTGTTAAATGTGGTTTGTTTATTTCCATTCATTCATATCAATTTTAGGGAATTTTAATTCTGTCTTTTGCTCAATAGTTTGTTTAGGTAAACCATACCTATAACTTAACCATAGTTTAATTGCATTTACATCATTATCTAAAACTTTTGCATATAACATTTTCCAAACTGTATCAGGTACAGTAATAGCATCCATAGACTCAATAAGAGAAATTACTTCATCTTTTTTTAATCTTCCGCTATTTGGTCTTGCACCACCTCTTTTTTTTACTTCACTCATTTTGAAAAAATTTGAAATCCAAATTATACACTTTCATTATAAACACGTCTTATATCGGATATATAACCTCTCCAGCAATCTGTACAACTTGTATCAGCTATATTAACGTTAAAGATATTTTTATAAATTGCTTTTAATTCGTTTTGTGTTTTGATAGTAATTGTTTCTGGGTTGCGTTCAAAGAAGCTATTAAGATACTGCATATCATTTTCATTAATACACTCTACTTTTTTATGGTATGGTATTAAGTTATTTAACTTTTCTTTGCGTGCATCACAACCGCAATCAATACCTGTTACTTCGCTTATTTTTTCTACTACAGCTTTAATACCTGTAGCTGTGGTTATTTGTTCTATTGTATCACCTAACCCTTTTGCTTTTCTACCTCGTGCCATATTGTTTTAGTATTTTTTTATAATAAATTTTGTCTTTTTTTGTTATTGTGTAATTACCTTTTCTGCTTTTGTGTAATGCGTTTGAAATCATAAATATTATATCAGCGTCAGTATCAATAAAATCTTCTTTAGTTTCAAACTTACTTAAAGAATTAAAATCTATATCTTTATAGTAATTCATTAAAGTATAAATTTGCTTTACTTCTTCCATACTATTTTAAATTATTATAATCTTCTTGAAACAATTCTTTTAACTTTTTTTTGTGTGCTTTTAGTGAATGGAATATAGATACAAAACTGATACCTGTTTCTTTTGCTAATTTACGCATTGATAAATCGGTATCTCTATAAATAGTAAATAGCTTTTTATCGTACATATCCCAGCTGTTTACTTCTGCCTCGCACTTGCTTCTAAACTTATGCCATTCTATTGCGTGTTCTTCATCAAAATCAGGTTCTATTGCTTCATCTACAAAATCTACAATAGTAAACTTATTATAAAACTGAGTTATGTAAACACTACGTATAACAATAAAAATATAACTTTTGTTTAAATTACCGTTTGTAAAACATTTATCTTCACTTGAGTACAAGTGTAACTTTATATAAGTTTCTTGTACTATATCTTCATAGTTAATCTTATCAAATACTTTAGCGTATTCGATTAATTGCTTATGGTGTTTGTATAACTTTTCTAACATTACACAAATGTTACAAAAACATTTTATATTATTAAAACATAATTGTAACATATTTGTATAAAGTTATTAACTAATTACTTAATTGGTTTTAAATACATAAACCTATCATCTATATAAACATCAGATAAAGTATTATTCATAAATTTAATTTCTGCTAATTCTTTGTTATGTTCTATTAATTCATTTGTAATAGACATTAATTCTATATTATTTTTTGTTTTTCTTGCTGATTTTAAAGTTTCTTCTATTGCTATTCTTTTTGATAAAAACTTTTCAAATTCAAAATTTCTAAAACAAATGAAATAAGTATGAATAATTAAAAAAAATAAACTAAACAAAATAATAAGTAAACCTATACCTTCAAATGTTTCCCTATACATTAGATAACACCCAAATAATATTAAAATAATTGCAATTATAAATCCTGTCATATATTATTTATTTTTATCTACATTCCCCTAATTTTGGAGAAAGACTTTGAATTGTTGTTGTAAATGTTTTTTGTCTTTGAATTTGTGTACATACATTAATTGTAGTATAAACAGAATAATAATTCATTGCTGGGTTTTGTGGTGTACCAACAACATTAAAAGTCGCTACTTCTACAACTTTATCACAATCACAATTTAAAGGTGGAGTAAAAATTGTTTGTTCATCGTTTGAACACGAAAACATAAATGTTGTAAGTGCTGCTAATATAATTCTTTTCATATTTTATTTGTTTTTAAATTGTTTTAAATAAATTTACCACACAAAGTACATTCATAATTAACATCTGATTTAGATAATCTATAAGGCAATGGATGAAAACATTTCTTGTCTTGTTCTTGTTGCCATTTAGAACATGCTTCAATTATCTGTTGCTTTTCCATTTCTTTGGCTTGGTTAATACTAAATTTAATTTTTTTAAACTCTTCTTCATTTAAAACAATTAATAACATATGCTCTAACCATTCTACTGTTGTTTTCATAACTTAAAGAATAAAAAATAATATTGTAAAAAATACTACCCAATAAACCGTTATTAATAATACATCTGATAATTTTAATTCTGCTTTCATAATTTTTTTGTTTTAATTGTTAATAATTATTTGACAAATATATAAATACTTTTCTAATAAAAAAACTTTTTACTACTTTTTTTTATTTTAAATAACTATCAAACATTTCAGGGTTTATATTTCTTAACTTATTCCAATCTTCTGCAGTATAATCTAATAACATTTTATCCCAAAAATTTTTGTTTCTTAATACTTTATTTGCTTTTAAATAATCAGCTACTTGTAAATTACTCATTAACTTATTTACTTTAGTTCTTGTTGGAATGTTTACTTTACGTTTAGGTTCGTAATCTTTACCATCGTAATATTTTTTAAAACTCCATTGTTGTTTATAACTGTCTTTTTGTTGCTGTATTAAATCGTAATATTTTTTTATATACTCTTTATCTTTGTTTATATATGCTTTTACAATTAGTTTAGAAGCCTTATCTGTTTTATAAGTTTTCATTTTTTTAAAGTAATTGTAAATATTTGAGCGTTTGCAATTAATATCATTTGTTACGCTACGTAATATTTCTGCTTGTTTTAAGTGCTTTAATTGTTTATATTGTTGTTCTACGTATAATGCTTTTAAAACTGTATTTACTACGGTTCTATTTTGTAAAGTTAAATCTACTCCTAAAGTTTCTTTTATTTCGTTAATTGTCATTGTTTAAATTTTTATGTAAATGAATAATCGTTTTGTTAATTGCTAAAGTTATTTCTCCTTGTGCTACTGGTTTTGTAAATCGTGTTACTTCGCCTTTGTATTTGTATTCAATCCACCATTTAAAGTTATTATACGTTGGATAAACTTCATACCCTTGTTTTAATAGTTCGTAATATTGTTTACTTGTATCTTGTAGGTTTTCTATTTCTTTACGTTTTGCCATTTGTAAGTTCTTTTGTTTTAACCCTGTATATTGCAATAAGTTCTTTTACATCTTCAATAGATAGTAAAGCTGGTTTATTCCTATCATTTAGTAGTTGGTTATAATTATCCTTGCTTAAAATATTTTGGAGCCTTAAATCGTATTCTTTTACATTTCCGTGTTTATCTCTGTTACAGTGTACGCATTGCCCAAAAACATTATTTTCATTAAAGCGTAAGTTTGGATAAGCACCTACTGAAAAAAAATGCCCTGCATCGTATTTACCTACTAACTTTTTATTACAGCTTATGCAGTTTTTATCTTTATCCCTTGTACGTATGTAAGTATTAAAAACCTTTTGGCAAATATTTAAGTAATCAGATTTTGTCATTAACTTTTCTTTTAATACTTTCTTTTCTTTTTGCCAATCTTTTGCTTTTTTACTTTTCATATAATTAATAGCACATTTTGGACTGCAGCAAATTTGCGTATTATTCTGCGGTGTAAATTTATCTTTACAGCTTACGCATTTTCTTTGATATACCTTTTGCATTAGAATAAATTTAATTGTTGTTTCCCCTCGTAAATTGATAAAATATGTTTATATAATTCTATTGGAACTCTTGAGCGTTCACAATAATCAAACAAAACTTTTTTAGTACCTCTTTTATTTCCTTTCAAATGGTCGCAAGTTGCTATATTAGAATGCTTAAAATCTTGTCTTAAATTCATTTTTAAATTACTATAAATGGTTGTTGGTTTTCTACCGAAATTTATATTATCATAACTTGAATAATATGTTTTATTTTGATTACCGTTTAAATTATTAAACTTATTTAAGTATTTAAATATTAAACTACTACTTCCATTTTCAACACACCATAATTCAGGTTTAAATTTCTTTATTAATTCTGCTGTATAAAAAGCTGTTTTCTGACCTAACAATCTATTTTTTTTATATTTTGGTAAAAAATCATTTCCTTTAAAATTTTTTTGCCAATAAAAATTATATTCATTAAAGTTTCTATTAAAATAAATTACATTTCCAATATTAACCATTACCCACGTTTCACAAGGTGGACTTGCAAAAATTATATCTGGCTTCGGTAATTTTTCTAATTTAGTTAAACAAGCTCTTTTACTTAAATCCATTTTTATAAAATTATTAGTTACAGCTGAAGAACTTGGTAAACCTATTGAATAAACAATATATTCATCTGAATTTAATTCTTGAGTAATTGCTGTTTCGCTATCAAATAAACTCCAAATTATTTTTTTATTTTCCATAATTATAATTTTAAAGTTAAATCATCGTTTGGACTTGGTAGTGTAACACCAAAGTATTCAAATGTAAAGTTATTTATTTCTGCGAGTAAATCCATAAATTGACTTGTTGAAAGTTCGGTTGTAGATTTTATTCGCTCTATTACTTCGCCAGTATCTTCATTTACAAATAGTGTTTCTTTTAAAAACTTTAGTTTAATTAAATCGTGAGTGCTTTCATTTGTCATTATATGCCCAGCTTCTTTTAAACAATTTTGCACTATTGGAATAATCACACCATAATAAAATCTGTTCTGCTGTGTGCTTCTTTTCTTTTTTGCCTTTTCTATTTTAATTACTATTTGCTTACCCTCAAAAGTTTTTATTGCATCTTTAATTAAATTTGTATTGCGTGTTAAAGTTCCGTTTTTAACCTCGCTTCTAATTTCATAATTCATTATATAAATTCTTGAATTTCTTTAGGTAGCCAATCGTTATCATCTACATTAAATTTAATTTCTTTAAATGGCTGGTTACGTGAATATTCGCATTTTACTACTGTTACATCATCATCATCTTTTTCTACAAATACAACTGTTTCAGCTTTTTTCAATACACTACTTCCAACGTGTCCTACAGGTTTTGCAGTACCAAAGTTTTTATGTAATATTCCTGTGCAATGCATTTTACCTTTAGCAGTCCAATTAAGTAACTTTTCTGTTAAACCTGTACTTTGTTCTAAACTATTAAAATCGGTTACTAAATCTACAAAACCATCTATTGACATTAAACCTATGTTATCTTTAAAGTCGCTTTCAAATACAACCCAATCTATAAAATCAAAACGTTCTTTAGGTGTATAACCACGCAATCCAAAAGTTTTATAATAATCACAATTACCACCGATTAACTCTAATACTCTACGCTGTACTCTTTGGGCGTGAAAGTGTGATTGTTCTGTATCAAATGAAAGTACAAATTTCTTATCGTTGTTATGCCCTTTAATACTTGGGTTATAAATGTTTGATTTGCCACCTATATAAGCTGCTTCAATCATAGATTTAAAAAATGTTTTTCTACTTTTAGAAGCACCTACTATGCAACTAAAATCACCATACGAGCCAAAAGGTATTGGATAACTATTGCCTTTGTAATTACTTTCACCTATGCTTAATGCAATAGGTTGCTGTTTTATTTCTTCTGCAGGGTCAATTAAAGCATCTTTAAATATTTGTTTAAAGTCTAAAATTGGTTCTGCATTATTAGTTAAATCTTCAAAATTAAAATCATTCATAATAGTTTACATCTTTTAATAATTCGTTTGCAGTTTTTACAAAACTTTTTTCTACTAATTCAAAATCCCAATTCTTTTTTAATTGTTCTATAATTTCTTTTTGTTTATCTGAAATTATATTTTTATCGTTTTGCTTTTGCTCATCTGTTAATAAATTTGGGTTAGAAGTATTTACACCAAGTGAGTTAAAATAATTTGTTAATTCTGTATTGTTTAAATTTTTTTGTAAATATATTAAGTTGTAATTTAATGACAAAGATAAATCTGATTTAATTTTATTTATTGCTTCCTCAATACTTCCGTAATACATTAAATTCTGATTTAACTGTATTGCTAATAATTTAGCATATAATAAATTTTGAGTTACAAATTGTTTGTTTTTATTTTCTAACGCTGTATTTAATAATTTTAATGCTTCTATATCTTCGCTATAGATATTATTTTTATTTCGTTTAAATACGTTGTAAATGCGTTTAAATGCGTTTTGTTCAGTCCAACTCATAATCTATCTTGTTTAATTTGTTGTTTAGGTGCAAAAGTTTTATCATTTTTAGCCCAAGTTTCTAATCTTCTGCTTATACTCCAAGTTTGCTGCAATTCAAATTTTAGTTTAGTATTGCTTTTATTTGGTTCTGTCCAATATCCAAAAAAGTCTTTTAGCATATCAATAGAATATTTTTGTTTAAAAGGTATTAATGAATTTTTAAAAGCGAGTGTGCGAGTTTCTAAACTCGTTTTATTATTATCTAATTTTATATTATCTTCTCTTATGCCTTTTGTTTCGCTTATGATTTCGCTTTCGTTTGGGTTTTGTTTCGGTTTTGTTTCGGTTTCTGTTGGGTTTTTTTTAGGTCTTCCACCCTTGCCGCCATTAATAGAATTAGTTTTACTTTTAATTTCAACTTCATTAAGCTGGTTATCTAAAAACTTAATAAATATATTGTTTTCTATTAAATCAATAACACCCTCGCTAATAAGTTCGTTTAACTCTGTTTCGTGGTTTAAACGTTTTAAAAGTTGTTCTTTTGTAAGTTTACAATTACGTTGCCAATAGTAACTACAAATATTAATAAACAAACCCTGTGCAGATAAACTACAAAAAGAAATATCTTTAGTTAAATATTCTGCTGGTTCAAATTTAAAGTATGGAAGTTCTTTAGCCATTAGTTACCTCACTTTCTGTAATTTTGTTAATTTCTGTGCGAAGTGTTTTAGCAAATTTAATTGCGGTTGATTTATCTAATCTAATAAACATATCAGATTTTACTGTATTAAAATCACCTATACTAATATAAATTACATCTTGTTTTTTAGTAAAAAGTTCAATGGTTTCTTTATTTACTTGAATAAAATGAAATCCATGTGCATCTAAAAATTTTAATTCAAATTTTGCCATAATAATAAAGGTTTTAAGATACCTATAAACTATTAAATTAATAAAAAAATCCCATTCATTTGGTAGTGTTGTGGAACGTACCTCCTGAATAGGATTTTATATAATATTTTAATTTTACGTAATGCGTTCCACTTCATTACTTTGCAAATATAAACAATAATATATAACCTGCTAAATTAATAGCAGGTTTTTATTAACAATTTTTAGAATGGTAAATCATCTGCCGCTTGTTGTAAAGGAGTTTTTACTTCAAAAGTTTCAACTGCTGTATTAGTTAAACTTGGTGCATCTAATTTATCTATTCTCCAACCATTTAAAGAACAATACCATTTACCATTATAAGAATTACCTCTAATATTAATTCCTACCTTTACAGCTTGTCCTATTGCGTATTTATCTAATACTTCGCATTTGTCTTGTACGAAATCAATAGGCACTTCTTGAGGGTGTTCTCCATTTGTTTTAACTACTAATAACCTTTTTTTGAAAGTTCCTGCACTTCCTACTACTTCTGTATTTCCAATGTGGATAATACTACCAATTACTTCACTCATTTTTATTTAATTTAATTATTATTTACGTTTAAAATCTTCGCTTTCATCTTCTCCAAATACTCCCAATTCATAAAATCCTGTTAGTTTTAATACTGCTCTACTCATTGCTCTTTTTTCAGCCATTTCCATAACATACCAGCTTTGAGTGTTACCATCTTTAAAACTATCTCCCTTTAAGGCAGAGCCAAAAGTCTCAATTCGTGTATTTTCTTTTATTGCAGTTGCTTTAACTACGCAAAATTTAGGTTCACAAGTTATAACATCATAAGTTATTTGTACTTTTTCTTTTGCTTGTATTTTATCTATACCACTTCTGGTAATAATAATATAATGCTGATGCTTGTATACATCATCTTTAGTTAATTCAAACTTAACGTAAAGCTCTTTTAATTTATCTACATTCATAATTTAGTATTTTACTGTTAAACTATCTGCTGAATATTTAATACTTACTTTTGGTATCTCGCATCCATCAGAATCATACAAAGGTTCTGTTTGTTTTAAAGCTATTTTTAAAACTTCCTCACGTTCTTTTAATTTTCTGTTTAAATCTGCCCAAAGTTCATCTTCTGCAAATTGTATCATTTGCCTACCATTTACAGGGTTAATTTCTATTCCGTATGCAATTTGCTTTTCACGTGGTAAAGATGCTTTTAATTCATCTCTAACGTTGCTTATTGCAGTTGTTAAACGTTCTGCTTGTGCAAAGGCTTCTACTTTGTCAATATCACCTGCATCAATTAGATTTTTAGCGAATGTTTTAGATGATAATTCTAATTCCTTTTTACTTGGTAAAAAATTGTTAGTTGCAATTTCTTGCATTTGCATTAATTCATAAAGATTTTTACTCATAATATTTTTGTTTTTGATTAATAATAAGCAAATATAAATATAATTTATTTAATAAAAAAACTTTTTACTAAAATAATTTAAATTAATATTAATTGTTTTTCTATAATTTTATTTGATTTGCTTAAATTTTCTTTTGCCCATAATGGTTGAAAATTAGTGTAATGATTTAATTTAATTATATCTTCTTCTGTATTTGCTGATGCTAATGGTATTATATGGTCTAAATGCCATTTACCGTGATTTTCAAGCATCATTCCTTTAGTAAACTTGCTTTGTATGTAATTTATAAATTCTTCTATTGTGCAAGCTAATATAAATTCTGTATTAGCATTTTTATTAAATTGATTTTTACCACGTTTAAAAGAACTATAAATATTACTTCTTATATTACAATTAAACCTAAATACTTCATCTTTTTCTTTTCTGTTATTTTTATAATCTTTATCGTAATATTTTTTATTATAAATTTTTAATTTTATAATATTATTTTTTCTCCATAATATTAATGATTTTTTTTTACATTCTTTACAATTAGAATTTAAACCATCTTTTTTAGTTTTGTCTTTACCAAAATTAATTAATTCTTTTTCTACCTTACATTTTGTACATATTTTCATAATTACTCTGTTATCATAGTATAATTTTTTCTAATAACTGTATCTATCTTATATGCAAGTTCGTTTAAATACGTTCCTTTAGATATTTGTTTGCTTTCAAATATTGCTTCCATCATTGGTTCAAGTGAATTTTCTAATTCTTTTCCTTTGTCTATAATTTCTTTTGCTAAAAAACTATTAGCTTGTATGTCGTTTAATTCTGTAATTAATAAATAAGTTAATGTAGCAATTTTATGGCTACTTAAATTATGCTTTTTGTTAGTTTGTAGTTTCATAATTAATTTTGTATTGGGTGGCTAAATACTGCATCATTAACCGTTGTATAAGGTAAAGCTGCACGTCTATTAAAATAATTGCTTACATTGTTATTTTCTTGTATTGCTTCTAATTTACGTTTACTTAATTCCTCTTCAAAATCACGTTTTAATTCTAAAAATAAATTAATACTTTGTGCAGTTGTTTTATCTCTGAATAAAATAATTTTTAAATCTGCTAATTCCTCGTTTTGGTTTTTAACTCCTGTTATAATATTCCAGTAATTTGTTAATCTGTTTTTCATAATTTTAAACTTTAGTTATAATTTCGTTTTCTACTAATATTAAATCTTTATCAATTAAACCTTTTTGCTTTAGTATTTTAGCAAGGTGTACAGCTTCTTTTAAATTGTATTGCTTTTTCTTTTGATAGTGTAATAGTTGAGTGCTTACTCCTGTGTGCTTACTTAACCTGTATGCGGTTAAGTCTGTTTGCCTTAATAATTGTTCTATTGCATTCATTATTTTATTTGGTTTTTAAGTTGTTCAATAGTTGCTTCTAATTCTTTGTTATGCTTTTCTAATTTTGTTAAATAATCTTCTATTTTAATAAATGCCAAACCTATTTTAGTTTGCTGCATTACTTCAAAATCTACAGCTTCACTACAATACAGCTCGTGTATGTCTACTGCTAAATCTTCTAAATCGGTTCTAAATAAATTATTTGCCATAAAATAAATTGTCTAAAGGGTTAATAAAATTAAATTCTTTTACTTCTAATGCATCAAATAAATGCATCATTTCAATTACTCTTAAATCAATCCAAGATACTTTTGTTTGTAAAGCTTGAATTAAATTGTTAGCAATACTTGGATATTGCTCTTTGTAATTTTCTAACTTGGTTTTGTTTTCTTGTGTTAATTTTTCATAAAGTGTTTCCATAATTTTGTGTTTTAATTATTAATTGATAAGGCAAATATAAAACGAATAATTTTAATAAAAAAATTTTTTACTATATTTTTTTGCATAAAAAAAGGTTAGCACTCGCCAACCCTTTAAAACATTGATAAAATTAGTTTAAAATATTTTTAAATAATATCCTATACCTATTCTTTTTTCGGTATCAAATGAAGCATTTAGTATATTACCACGTTTATTTTTAATGCCAATTCCTGCAGAAAAAAGCGGTTTGTTTAGTTGCAAGTTATTTGCCACGTTTACACCTAAATATAAATTGTTTTTTGGTTTTGGTGCATCTACTTTTAATTCTTGTGGCTTTATTGTGTAGTCTAAACGCATTTGCTTTACATTACCCATAACTTCGCCTGAAACTTGAGCGTTTATATAGTTATCGTCAAATGATTGCCTAAAAGCGTTTATTTCGATTGCTTTGTTATACGCTTGTATTTGTTGCAAACTATCCATTTTTAAAAACTCTAATTGCATCTTATTATTTTCTTCAAATAGTTTATCTATTTGAGCCACATAAAAGCCAGTACCTGAAGTATCACGTACCTTTTTAGTTATTGGTACGTGTACTATATTGGTTTTAATAATTGTTTCGCCTTTTATTTCTTTTGTAATTACCTTAATTTTCTCGGCAGTTTGTGGTTTAGGTTCGCAACCACGAAAAAATAACACGATAAATAATAATACCTGCCCTAACCAAGTTAAATAATTTATTCTTTTATTAGTTGTTTCCATAATTATTTATTTTCAAATTCTACATTGTAACCTAATTCTTTTAAAACTGCGTGTAATGCTGTTTCTACATCTTCGCCTACATAATTATTATCCCATATTTCAGGGTTTGGGTGTTGTAATTCTTTATCGTTTAAATATAATTTTGTACCAAAACTTGTACAACAACCATCGCTACAAGTATAATCCCAATGTTCAAATGTTATTTTAATATCACTCATCTGCTAATTCTTTTATTGCCTCGTTAATACTTTCTTGTTGGTAACCCATTTGAATTAATAAACCTGTAAAAATATCAAACATTTCTACCACTTCCAAATCATCGGTTTGAGTTTCTACTGTATAAGTAGTTCCGTAATGTTTAATTTCTATTTTCATATTTTATTCTTAAAATTTTATGATATATTTTATTAACGCTTTCTTTATTACAACCTCTGTTATAATTAAATTTTATAATTCGTAATACTCTTTGTAAATCTGACATAGTTATAGCTTTAAAATTTCTTCTTTTACTTCTTCCCAATATGAATAAAATCTTTTGCCGCCATTTCCAAATGGTGCATTTCCATATAATAAACCTAAATCAATTATCTCATCAACTGCTATTAATGCACATTGTTTGGCTGTTGGTGTATAAATGACTGAGTAGTCTGATAACTTTACTTTATTTAAATTCATATATTTATCTACTAATTCTTCGGCTTTTTCTTTTGGTGTCATAGTTAAAATATTATAGGGTTAATACTTTTTTGGTTTTCGTAATAGTTAAAAACAATAAAACTACTATTTGTATTTTTGAAGTTAGTTTTTACCCAGTCGCTTGGTGGAGAAAAAGCACCAAAGTTTTGATATTCAAAAGCAGATGATGAAGTAAAATCTAATAATAATTGGTGGCTATCACCTTTGCTAAATTCAATTTTGTAATTATGCAATTTATATTCATCAATATAATTTTTAATCTTTTCAATTTGTACAGCGTCTAAATGTGGTTTAAAACCAAACTTCATATTTTTATCATCTTTACCGTGAGTTAAAATAAAACATCTGTTTTCTACGATATAATGGTCTATAAATTTTCTTTGATTGACTACCTTAACATTTTCGTATTTAAGTTCTATATACGCTTTAAATGCAGAATTAACGATATAACCAAAACTTCCAGCGTGGTTATCGTTACAAATATTAATACATTCTATTTTATTATAGTAAGGAATTAAAGCATCTATTAAACGTATTTTAAAACTTAACCCAACATCAAACGCTTTTTGGTTATCCATATTTTGCGGTAAACTATGCCCACCACGAGTAGTAACAGCATCGTAGCCATCCATAAAATCGCCTAATTCGTGTATATGTAAAATATCTGATTGTTTGTTAATTAAAGTTTGTGAAACCATAGTTGCTAAACGCTTGTCTACTTCTGCTTCATTCCAAGCACCATCGTATAAACTATATCCGTTTTGGTTTACTTCCATTCCAATATGCACGTCGGTATAAACTAACCTATCAAATAAGGATATAGCCTTAAAATTGTTATCGTAATTTAAGGTTATAGGCTTAATTTTATCTTTGAAAATATTTGTAAAATCAATTTCTTTTTCTACTTCTTTTTCAGGTTCTACAAAGTTTGGGTTTTTAACAAAAATACTACTTTTCTTTGTTTTTAACCACATGTGCTTAACTGAAGTATTTGGTACGTCTAATTCATCTGTTGCATCAAATACGCCCTCGTGTGTATCTAATAAACGCTTTCTATTTCTTTTAACGTAGGTGCGAAGCAAATCTACTTCTTTACTTTGATAACAGCTTTCTGTTGTTTTTAATAATTTCTTTGCAATTTCTGTGTCTGTATTGTTCCTATTATCTTGTAATAGTTCCGTTAATTGCAAATCGTAATTTTTCCATTTTGAAACGCTCATAATTTTTTTTGTTTAAAAGTTTTAACAAATATATAAAAAAGTTTTGTATAAACAAATATTTGTATTATATTTGCGTATTCATAATTTGTTTTGATTAATAGTTAAGAAAAAACCCTTGCAGTATTTGTAAGGGTTTTTTTGATTAAATATTTTTGTATTCTTGTTTGGCTTCAAAACTTGGGCAGGCTTTTTTAACTCCTTCAAAATCTTTATGTCCTTGAATTATTGCATTTGGAAATTGTTTTTTAGCTTGTTTAATTAATTCTAATAAAGCAAATTTTTGTTTTGGCGTTCTTGTATCTTTTGGCTTTCCTTTTTCATCTATGCCGCCAATATAACTAAAATGTATTGAAGTAGAATTAAAACCTTTAACACCATTAGTAGGTTTTTCGTATTTTTCTAGTTCGTAAATAATACCGTTTGCATCTATTAACCTATGGTAACCTACAGACTTCCATTTTAAAACATCTTTCCAATAATTTAAAATTGATTGTTTAGTAGCAGTTGGTTGAGTAGCTGTGCAGTGAATTACAATATAATTAATTTTTCTCATTATTTTTATTTTTATAAGTTTCTATTGTTTTTAAAACTGTATAAAATATAGAAGCAATTAATAGAATTATTTTTAAAGCGTTTTCTATGTTAGAGAAACTTAAAGCCATTGTTATAGTATTTAAAAAATACAATTTTAAATCGTTATTAGACATTTTTACTTTTCATTAAACGTTCAACA